GTCTTCGCGTCGTCAATCAACAAGGACAGCAGGTCCGCGTCGGTGGGCGCCTGTGTCGAGATGACCACCGACAGCGGCGCATCCTGCGCGCCCGTGGCCGTCTCTAGCGCCTCGTATAGCTCCGAACGCGGACCCTTCACCTGCCCCAGTTCGTCGTGCACGATAAACACCGGGCTTAGGCCGTAGGCCGTCGAGGCTTCCGACGACAGCGCCCGGTACAGCGTCCCGAGTTCTTCGCAATAAAGCTGCTTCGCCGTATCCCGCACCGTCACCACGGCGTTCAGATCGGGCGACATGCGAACCATCTTCGCCGCAAGGCCGAACAATACCGCCGCCTGCTCCCGCGATGTCGCCGCGCTGAATAGCTGCGAGTTGAACCGCGCCTCCGGCCCGCAGAGGTGCAAAAGGTTGAGGAACGCCGCCAGGGCTGTCTTGCCGTTCTTCCGGCCAAAGCTGAGGATCGCCCGCCGCGTCCCCGCCGGGTTGTCGTAGATCTTGCGAATTTCCGCCTTCTGCCAGTCGCGCAGCTTGACCGGCTTGCCTACGTCCCGCCCCTCGGGAATGCGGCAGAAGCGTTCTATCCAGGCGATGTTGCGCTTGGCGCGGGTCAGCTCTCCCAAGGCTTCGCGACCGCCTTCTTCTCGCGGTTGCCCCGGTGGTTGGAAAGCGCCTGCTGCGTGATCCGCATCCGCGTAGCCAGCGACGACACCGCCCGGCCTTCCCGCTCCTGCATCTTCAACAGCGTGTCATACTGCTGAAGGTCCAAATCATGTTCGCCCTCGGTCGCCTCGATCAACTGCGCCACCCGCCGCGCCGCGATGACGTGCCGGCAATACTGCGACAGGAGCGGCAGCGTCTCAGCGCCAAACCAATCCGCCGGCAACGCCTCCGTCACGCCCTGCCAGACTTCCGCCTGCTCGTCCGTCAGTTCCGCCGGCGGCCCCGGACGCCGCACAGCTTGCACCGCCTCCGCCCGAACCACTTCCAGCGATGCCGCTGATTTCCTGCCGCGTTGCGCCATAGTTTCACCTGGAACCTTTTTGCTTACGGATTAGCGGAAAGTGGCTCCCCGCGCCGGTCCCCCCGGAAATGCCCCTAGAGATTGGACCCGCCCCCCCGTGTCATTCTGGCCACAGGGCGCCCGCAATGCCGGGACACCTAGGCCACTGTCCCGTCGGATGTGTGGCCGGTTTGACCGGCACCTAAACACGCCACTGCCCGCACCCGCTTTTTGACGGTATTCGAAAACCGTCAAACTTATCGGTTCCACCACATCGCAACAGGTGCCAATCCGAGGGCATCCAAATTGACGAAGGAACGCAGCATGACTGACACCACCACCTCCCATCGGCGCATTGGCGCTGCCGAAGTCCGCACACTCTGCGGCGGCGTCTCCGATATGACCCTGTGGCGCTGGCTGGAGGACGAGACCCTTGGCTTTCCCCGGCCTGCTTACATCGCTCGCCGGCGCTACTGGCGTGAGTCTGACATCCTTGACTGGCTGGAGGCCAAGGCAGCAGAGCCTCGTCCCGTCACGCCCGCCACAGGGGCCGCCCGTCCTCGCTGAACCCCGGCCCCTCGGTGATCCCCCGCGCCCGCTGTGCCTCTGCCTGTGTCTTGGCGTCGTGGCACTCGGTGCATATCGATTGGAGGTTGTCGTGGTCGTCGGTGCCGCCTTCGGCCTTGGGGGTGATGTGGTCCACCGCTGTCGCCGGTGTGGGGCGGCCGGTGGCTAGGCATGGCTGGCATAGGTGGCTGTCGCGGGTGAGGATGACTTGCCGCAGCTTCGTCCAGGCGCTGCCGTATCCTCGGGCATGGCGTGAGCCTCTGCCCTTCCATTTGCCGCTAGGCTTGGGCATGGCCCATGCGGCTGCATACGTCCTTGTAGACCTGCCCCACGTCGAACGCGATCCACCCACCTTTGAAGGTAGGCACCGGGTCTGCCCGATGAGCCACGGTGATCTCGCTCGCCGTGAAGTAGGCCACGGCATCGGAGCGGCTGACGAGGTGCCCGCCGTCACCGGGGGCCATTGTGCGCCGCATCACCTCCGCTGCCACTTCGCAGGCCCGGCCGACGCTGGCGAGACCGTGCTGCCGTAGAGCGCCGACCATAGCGATCTCCATGATGTCTCCGGCGCTGAAGGTGTGGTGCTTGCCCCGTGCGCCTCCGCCTCCCTCTGGGGGCACAAGGCCCCGCTTCACCCACGCCTGTATCGTTCTGAAGGGCACGCCCGTTAGATGCGCCGCGTCGTTCACTCTGAACTTGCCGGGTTTCGTGGGCATGGCGCGCCTCGCGTGGTGTTAGCGCCCCCGCCTGACATTCCCCGCTCTCATGATGCCACGTCCCCGGCCGCGCGGGGTTGACGCTGGGCGCATGTCAGTGCTGACGGGTGGGGGCTGGCCCGTGGAAAGGTGCGGCCGGGGTGTTCTGGACGTTCTTCGGGATTCTCCAGCCAGCTATCGGCTATTGCCTGTAAGCTCGCCTTTCGGGCGCTTGGCCCTTGTGCGCGGTCGCGGCTCGAAGCCTGCAAATGCCCGCGCTTTGCGCGATCCTACCCGATGTTGCGGCGCAAAGCAAGCGCTGGTCTAGATGTCGCGCCCGCGACTAGCGACTGCGGGCGCGACTAGGGTCAGTGCAGCAACGTGGGCTGCATCGCAGCAGCAAGGCGGGTGATGCCCTTGGCGGTGATCCGCACTTGTTCAGTGACCTTCTCGCTGCCGTCGGGGCGCTGGACAGTCGTTACCTTGTGTTCCAGCAAGCCGGCTGACGTCTTGCTCTGGTAGCCCAACCAGCCCGACCCTCCTGCCCTGCGGTAGATCCAGCCATTCTGGCTGAGCCACGAGAACAGGTCCTTGGGGCGCACCTGCAGCGCCTTGGCAGCGTCGGTCACGCACATGCTGCCATCCGCCTGAGCAATCCGCTCAAGCGCCTCCTGCGAGGGCTCCAGCTCCTGTACGCGGCGCTCAAGTGCTTCCGCCCGCTCGCTGTAGTTCAGCAGAAGCCCGCGAAGCTGGGCGGGGTCGTTAAGGTCGATAGACGAGCCGCCTTCCGCGATGCGCCGCACCTCGGCCTCCATCGCCTTGAAGGCCTCGATGTACTTCAATTTCCACTTCAGCGCCTTGGTCCCGGTGAACCCCATGGCCAGGAGCGTGAAGCCGTCCCGGTCCATCTCGTACATACGGTACTGCTGGCCGGTGCTGGGCTCAACATAGGGGGTCTGCTGAAAAGTGAGCAGACCCAGCGCCGCCTCCTGTGCGATCAGATTGTCGATCGCTTGGAGGACGTTCCGATGCTCCTTTCCGAAATACGCCGCCACATCGCGGCTGGTGGCAAAGACCTCGCCGTCCTTGGCGAAGACAACCGGCTGCCGGGTGGTGTCGATTGCGACTTGCTGCCCCATCACGCAGCCTCCCCTTTGGCCGGGACACCGGCGAGGCCGCGAAACCAGCCGTCACGGACCGCCGGACGCCAATGCGCCAATTGTGTGTCGCCACGGACCGTGGCCCAGATCGTGTCGCTCTCGATGCCGCCGTGGCCATTGCCCCGGTACTGGAACCCGGCCAAGTCCATGCCTTCCGGCGCGGCGCCTGCGAGCGTCCCGTGAAGTGCAAAGACCAGTTCAAAGGCGATATCCTCCCACGAGCCACCCTGGACGGCCTGCCTCAGACGCTTGAGCCATTCCGGTTCGTATACCGACGCATCGGCTCGGGGCGCGGCGGTGAGAGCGGTTGCGGGGAGCGCCGCAGCGGCGGCGGTTAGAGATGCGGACTTGAAAAAGTCGCGGCGTGTGGTTACAGTCATTGTTGGACCTTGTGATAGGGTTTGAACCTAAGGCCGTTGGGTGTGTGGAAGCCCCAGCGGCCTTTACTTTTGGTTGGGCTGCTCAAGCGGCACACCCTTCATGCGCATTGCGATTTCGATAGCCGCCACGATCTCGGCGTTCATCGAACGATGCGCCTTGCGCGCCTCCTCCTTGATCCGGTCGCGCCACCCATCCGGGAGGCGGACGATGTATCGGTCGTTGTTCTGGTGCTGGCTCATCAACTCTCCTATGGCTCATTGCCATTACACTATGGCTCACAGCCATTAGTTGCGTCAAGTGTTTTTTTCGGGCTCATAGCCAGCATGACCGAGCGCACACCGCAGACACAGGACAAGTTCATCGTTCGCCTCCCAGATGGGATGCGGGACCGGATTAAAGCCGCTGCGGAGCGCAACGGTAGGTCGATGAACGCTGAAATCGTCGCGGCGCTGGACGCTCATTTCCCGCTTCCACAGCGCCCGCAAGATGTGGTGTCCGAAGTAGCGCTCAGCCTCAGCTTCGTTGAGCCCGATCTACGCGAACAGGCCATTGCCCTCCTCAAGGAATACGCAGCAACCGGGCGGCTCTCGCTGCTGGCAAGAGCCGAAGAAGCAGCACAGCGGGACTGGTCTGGCCGGCCCCCATGGGAGGATTGAAGCCTACCCCGCCTTCTTGCGCACCTGCACCGGGTCCAGTTCCAGCGCGACCTTGCCGCCGAACATCTCGCCCTCGGCCTGGATCAGCGGGTGCGTCTCATGGGCGCGGTGCATGATCTGCCGGAACGTGGCGATGGTGCCCGCCAGCGGCCCGGCCATGACCTCCAGCAGATCGCCGGGGGCGTATTCCTCCACCCGCTGCCCCGCCTCAATGGCGGCCATGCGCTCGGCGTAGTCGGCTTCCACGCGGTCGAGGAACGGCAGCAGGAACCTTTCGGCGCTCTTGTCGTTGATCGCCATGAGGGAGCCGGGCACCTCTTTCAGCGCCACCGCTTGGTGCCATTCCTCGTCGGTGACGTGCAGGAACACCAGCCGCGTGATGTAGGGGCGCGTCACGGGAACCGCTGTCCGCTTCGTGGGCGGGCGGTAGGCTTCCACCTGCCTCGCCACCCGCGCGTCTATCCCGAGGGCCTGTATCGCCTCCTGTGCGGCGAACTCCTGCCGCGTCCGGGCGTATGCCGCCCACCAGTGCCTTGCCATGTCTGCTGTCCCTTGCCCATGGTGTCAGTCGCGGTTTGCCCGCTTGTCGTGTTCGGCCTCTGTCTCGGGCCGGATGTAGGCGGCGGCCCCTGCGTCCAGCAGGGCACCGGCCAGTTCCAGAAAACGCTGCTCTGCCACCTCGCGGGTGGGCGCGGCGATGCGGGCGATGCCCTCGTACTCCCCTTGCCATGCCCACTCGCCGGTGTCGGGGCAGTGGGTGGCGTAGCCGCGCTGGACGGCTTCCCGCTTGAGTGCCTCGATCCCGAAGCCGATGCCGAGGCCGAACATGATGAGCATCGCCGCGCCGGGACCGGCGAACCGCATGAAGCCGTCCCCGAGCCGCTCGAACCGGGTCATTTTTCAGCCTCCCTGCCGGTCAACTCGCTTAGGTCGACGTCTCCTCGCTCGATGGCGGCGCGTACCTCCTCTGCCAAGCGCCGCAAAACGCGGTGCACGGTCACGCAGAGCGGCATGTTGGGTTCTAGGTCGCTCGTCCTCATACCCGCACCTCCGGACTGAATGGGATTTCGTCGTCAATGTCGCCCGCCGGGCCGCCTCCACCCCCGTAGCCGCCCGGCTCAGGCTGGCCCCGGTCCTCCTGCGGCCGCCCGTCCAGCAGGGTCAGCTCGCCTCTGTAGGGGCGCAGAACGATCTCGGTGCTGTAGCGGTCGGCGCCGGATTGGTCCTGCCACTTCCGCGTTTCAAGCTGGCCCTCGATGAAGACCTTGCTGCCCTTCTTCAGGTACTGCTCAGCGATCCGGGCCAGCGGCTCGGAGAAGATCGCGACCGAGTGCCATTCCGTGCGCTCGCGCCGTTCGCCGGTGTTCTTGTCCTTCCAGTTCTCCGAGGTCGCCACGCGCAGGTTGCAGACCTTGCCGCCGTTCTGGAACGTCCGCACCTCGGGGTTGGCCCCGAGGTTCCCCACGATGATTACCTTGTTTACGCTGCCGGCCATTACGCGGCCTCCTTCGCATATGCTTCGTTGAGAAGTTTTGCGATAAATTCGGCCGTTTTTACTATTGCAGCCATCGCTTCACGGGCGGGTAGGTCGAGCGCCTGACCTTTCCCGGTCAGATAGCCCCACCCTCGCACGTCGAGGACGGGGCATTCACCGCCGAACTCGTCGCGGCCAAAGACCTTTCCGGTGAACTTGCAGGCGCGAAACGGCGGCCTAGCGAATGTGGGTAGGTCGGGTAGAGGTGGGCGCATCACGCATTTTCCTTCAGTTGATCCTTCAGTGCCTCGATTTCCCGCTCCAGCCGCCGGATGTGCCGCGCCTTCAGAACGATCTCGTTCGCCGCGTCCCGCAGCTTCTGCTCCATGCGCGCGATCTCGCTGCGCTGCCAGCTTCTCCTTGTCGGTCATCCCTTCCCCCACTTCCGGCGGACCTTGCCCCACGCGATCTCGGCCCGGACCTTCAGCCCCTCCCACCAGTAGCTCAACGCCTCGCGACGGCTGCGGGGGCCGAGAAGCCGCGTATCCACCTTCACGCGCTCTCCCAGCACGCCCTCCACCAGCCAGAGAACACAGGTCTCGTACTTCGTCTTGGTCATCCTCGTTTCCCCTTCTGATGCGCCCAAATGGGGCTTGATAAACTTGGCAGCTTGGTCCAATTATGAACGCAATATGGCTGGCCCCTCTGCGGACGTTGCAAGGGCTGGCCTTTTTTGTGTTCAAGGCTCTGTAGGCCATCATCCCTTCCGCCCCTTCTTCATCGCCCGCCGGCGCTGCAATCTCGCGAGCTGACGCGCCCGCCAGTTGCCCCGCTCCTCCACCTCGCCCGTGACGCCGGTGGGTATTCGCCGCACCCGCGCCTCGGGATAGGCGGCGATGGCCGCGCGCTCCTCGTCCGTCAGGTCGGGGTTGTGGTCGGGGCGGCGGGAGAAATCGAAGCCGTTCATGCGCTGCGCTCCCAAAGTTCCTTCTGCCCGAGAGGGTGCTTATCGAGGCGGGGGCGGCTTGCGACCGACCATGAGCGCCCCGGCGTCGCGGCGAGTTTCCGCCAGCCGGACGCCCGCAGGGAAGCGCCCCCCTCCTCCGGCGCGATGTACGTGCCGAGCCGCTGATACCCGAGCGCGAACGCCGCCTTTGCAGCTGCGCCGTACAGGAACGAGCAGGCGTTGCGGGTGCCATCGGTGCATAGGCGCGTCACCTCTAGCGTTGCGCCGTCATCGCGCATCCGCGACACCGGGCGGCCGACGATCACCACGCCGCAGATCCGCCCGTCCTCCACCGCTGCCAGCGAAAACTTGTGCCCCACCACTGGCCCGTGATGGCGGTGGTGGTGCTGCACAAAGGCATTGGCCTCTTCCAAGGAGATTGGCATCCGGTCGAGACTCACAGCCGCGCCCCCCGCTCGTCGTACCGCTGTACAGGGATGCCCGCCGCTTGCGCCTGCTTGACCATGTTCGCGGTACCGCGTCCGCCGGGGAATGCCACCACAAGATCCGGCTTTCCCTCGTCCAGCATCCGCTTGTTGCGGATCGGGCCGGCCGCCCTGCCATGCTTGTGCCAGTCGGCGGCGAAAGGCAGGTGCTTCACGCCGGGAAGGGTTTGCGCGGCGATCATAGCTTGCTCATCGACGCCCCGCGCCGCACCGTGGATCACCACATCGCCGGGTTCGCAATTGCCCATGACCCAATTCCAGACGGCATCGCAAACCTCGGGGCTTGGATCGCGCCCGCCGCAAATGAGAACCCGCGTCACAGCCGCTCCCCCTCTCTGGTGATGTACACAGGCCCCGGCTGGACCTCGCCACGGATCACCGCGTCAGGCGGTAGCAGGCCAAGCGCGACCATCTCCGCCCGGCTCCGCACCCGGTTGCCCGCCTCGCGCTCGCAGGACCGGCAGGCGCAGCCCTGCTTGTGCTTGTGGATGCGGCAGACGCCGCTGGTGTTGGTGGCGTGGATGCGGGTGATGCAGTCGGGGTGAGCGCAGGTCTTCATGTGGATGACCCCGCCAAGTGAACATCGTTCCAGTCGTCGCCCTCGATCGGCGGGATATGCACCGTTACGCGAATCCCCTTGACCGCCAGCCGGTGCGCCAGCGCCCAGGCGGCAGCTTGCCCCCCGAACTTGGCGTCATTGTCACCGAACACCGCCACCTCTTCACAGCCCTCCGGCGGGGTCCACTTCTTGAGGATCTCGCTGTTGATCGCGGCCCAAACCGGCATCTCGTACAGCGCGGATGCGCTCATGGCGGTTTCGATCCCCTCGGCTATTCCGAGCGGCCCGCCCGGCACGTAATCGCAGAGCCGAACGCACGCCCCCTCGGGCAACTCGCCGGGCATCAGCTTCCGGGGCGCGGCCATCTCCGCTTTGCCGCTGCCGTCAGGCTTCAGGAACGTGCGGTGCATCGAGACCGGCTTGCCGTCAGGCCCGACCACCATCGCCACCATTGCCGGGCGTATGCCGCCCTCGCCGTCCCGCAAGGTTGCCGCGAACCGCAGCGACTTGGGATAGATCAGCTCCTCCACCCCCCGCGTAGCGAGGTAGCGGTGCACCAGATCACCCTCCGTTACCGTCACCGTCGCCCGGTAGGTGTCGCGCAGGATGTCCCGCCGGCTCTGGTCCGTCATCGGCATCCGCGGCGGCTCGGCCTTCAGGTTGCCGACCATGCCGTCAATGACCGCGGCGACCTCCTTGAACGGCTTGCCGGTGTACTCGATCGCCAGTTTCATCCCGTCACCCGCGCCGCACTGGCCGCAGATGTACGTCCCTCGGCCGTCCGCATCATCGAAACGAAACCGATCCTGCCCCCCGCAGAGAGGGCAAGGTCCATGTCGGTTTTTGAGGGCTTTCTCCGGTAGTCCCAAAGTCATGAGGATGCCGCGCCATTTTCCACAAGCGGCCAGTGTGGTGCTCTCATGATGCAAGGTCATCAGCCTCCACTTGCGCGCGAGTTCTGCGGTTCTTGTTGTTTTCGGACTTCGTAACCCAACGAACATTTCCCGGCCTGTAGCCGTCGTCGTTGTCGATCCGGTCCAACTCGTAACCCTCGTCGGGTCGAGGCCCCACATGCTCGAAAAATGCTTCGAAGTCGGCGGCCCATTCAGAGCAAACAGAAATTCCCCGACCGCCGTAATTCTTCCAGCACTCGGGCTGGCCACCAGAGCAGCGCGCCCGCATGTTGACCCATGCTCGATATTCGGGGCTAGCGCGTCCGCCCAAGACGTTGCCATGTCTGGTGTGGGTTTTCCGGGCGGTTTCTACGGAAAGGCAACCGCAGGACCGCGTATGCCCACTTCGCAGAGCGTCAGCGCCGACAGCCGTTTCGGCCCCACAATCGCAGACGCAATTCCAAACGGCTCGGCGGTTCCTCCGCGCGCCCTTCGGCGCACGAGAAACGACTTGGAGGCGACCGTACTTCTGCCCCGTGAGATCGGTTGCTCGCTGCTTCATTATCCAACCCTCCGCTGCTGCCGCTTGGCAAAAGCGATCTGCCGCGACTTCACCCAATTCATGATTTCCGGGTCCGCCGGCACCGGCACGTCAGCCATGCCACGGGGCCAGACGCCGAACCGTTCGCGGTACTTGTGCGCCGCCCACCCTCTGCTGTAGCCGCGCTGCCCGGCCAGCCACAGCAGGGCCGAATGCCACCGCTGCTTTTCCGCCCGGTTTGCCTTCGCCTTTGCCCCGTTCAGCTGGACAAGCTCGCCCTCGACCGTATCAACCCCGGCCTGCGGCTTGCGCTCGTGCCCACAGGAGGGACAGGTGCGCCCGGTGTGCAGCACCGCGCACTTGCTGCACTCCTTCGGCAGCCGCTCCGGCGTCTTGCGGGGCTGGCGCTCGCCGGGCTTCGTGCAGTCCAGCCGATCGTGGTGAATATCCGTTACCAGCCCGAGGCGCAGGGAGTTGCCGGCGTGGTCCAGCACCATCAGATCCTCGGTGCCATCGTTGATCCGCAGCCCGCGCCCGATCTTCTGGACGTGCAGCATTTCCGATCGGGTGGGCGCGGCGTCGATGATGCACGACACCGGCCAGTCAATCCCGGTGGTCAGCGTCCGAACCGAACAGGCCACCTTGACCTCGCCCGATCGAAACCGCCGCTCGATCAGCTGACGCTCAACGCTGTCGGTGTTGGCGTCAACGTAGGCTGCCGCCACCCCGGCCCGCTGGAACTCCTCGAACAGCGCCAGCGCGTGGGCGCAGTTGACGCCGAACAGAAGCGTCGGGCGGTTGGCAGCCTTGGCAAGCCACGTCTCCACCACCGAGGCCATCAGCGCCTTGCCCGCCATCACCTCGGCCGTCTCGCCCTCAGCGTAGTCGCCCGCCTTGGTGCTGACCCCGGAAAGATCCGGCACGTCCGGGGCGTAGACCGTGAACCGCGACAGGAAGTCGTTCTCGATCAACTCGCCGATGGTGCAGGGGATCACGAGATCCTGCCACAGCAGCCCCATCCCCTTCGCCCAGGGCGTGGCTGAAAGCCCGATGAAATACACATCCGGCCGATCGCGCATCAGCTCTTCGATCACCTTCGCCCGCTGGTGGCACTCGTCCACGATGACCAGCTCGGCCTCGGGGATCTCCCGCCGGGCGAGGGTCTGAACGCTCGCCACCTGAACCCTAGCCAGGGTATCGGTGCGCGGGTGGTTCGCCTGCATCACGCCGATGTCGCGGATGCCCTCGGACTCGAAGGCGCTCACGGTCTGGTCAATCAGGCTGATGGCGGGGGCGGTGAAGATCACCCCGTTCCGCTTGGCTAGGGCACCCTCGATCACCTTGGCTGCGGTCAGGGTCTTGCCGAAGCCGGTGGGGCCTTGGCAGACGACGCGCCGGTTCCCCTGAGCCAGAGATTGGCGGATCATGTCGATCGCCTTGGCTTGGTGACGGCGCAGCGTCTTGGGTTCGAGGGCGGGATTGGACAGAAGATCAAGCATTACCACCCTCGCTTTCGCGTTCCTGGCTAGGGTGGGTTTCGACGTAGTTTATACGGTGTGCAATTTTTGCACGCGCATACCGTGCAATTCCCTGCCCGCTAACCGTGCAATTCTGCGCAGCCATACCGTGCAAAAAATCGTCCACCCAATCGCACCCGCACAGGGTCAAGAGGGGGTGGATTTGCAGTCGGTAGGCTGTGGCTTTGCCCTTCCCGCCGTACAGGTTCGAGACTGGTTCGAGAACGCCGGCGGCGCGCAGCATCGCGAGGGTTGAGGCGACGGTGCGAACCGAGACCTTCGCCCGCTTCGCCAACTTCTCCCGGCCCGGATGCACCAGCCCGCCGCTGGAGCCCTTGTGATGGAACCAGTGGTTCACCAACGCCAGCGTCACGTCACGCTCGCTCTTGGTGAAGTCGGCCTTGCGGATTGCCTGTCGCACGAGGCGACGGAACGCAGCTTCTTGGCTGTCCTTGAAGTTCGTCATTCCGCGCCCCCCTGCTTTTCAGCGAGGCGGCGGGCGAGGTCGCCCAGGCTCTGCCAGTTGGAATTTTCTTGATTGTCCGCGCGTGCGGAATCATAATACAGGCTGTTTTCAGCCATTCCCGGACCTCCATCGTTCGGGTTTCGGTTAGGGGCCGGGCGGGGCTGCAACCCTTCCTGGCCTCGTTCTTTACCTACCACATCATCCGCGCGGAACGAAGGGTAAACATCCGGCTTTCCACGGGAAATCAAAACGTATTCGCCTCCCGCTGCATCTTCAGCAGATACTGAAGATCCGCCGCCGTGCGGTCGTTCAGCTTGCATTGCGACAGCACCAACTCCAGCGCCCTGATGGTCGTGAGCTCGTGTGCTGAGGTGGGCCAGACGGATCGGGCGCTGGCGGGGCGGAGGTGGATATAGCCGCGATCCCGCAGCGCATGGACCATCCGGTGCACGTAGCTGACAGCTTTCACGTCGACGGCCTCCGCCATTTCCGCGTAACTCGGTGGGAAGCCGTTGCGCGTGATGTAATCCTTGATGAACGCCAGCAGTTCGGCCTGCCGGGGGGTTAGTCCTACCTTCATGAAATGGCTCCCTTCAGCGGCACGTCGGCGCTGTCGCCGGTGCTGACGTTGACCACGATGCAGCCCCGGCGCTCGGTGCTGATCTTGTGCTGAAAGGGGATATGCCGGTCATCGATCCCCAGGGCTGCGGCGATGCCATCTCGGGCGTGCTTGAAAGAGGCCTCACAGTTATCGTCATCGGGCAGCGGCCCCTTGGCGTTGGGGTGCCATGTGACGAAGACGTGGGCGCGCTCTTCCTTGCGGATGCCGCTGGCGAGCGCGGCTTTCCATGCCTCGTTCTTCTGCGCCTTCGCGGCGCGGCTGTAGGCAAAGCGGTTAGCGCGCCCGCCGTTCGACCAGAGGTCTTTCGACGGCCATGAAAGCGTGAAGGTGTGGTAGGCCATGCTCTGTCCCTGCCCCTTGGGGGTCTGGTGGTTATCGAAGCTCTTCCGCCATCAGCGCGTGGAGCGCCCGGCTGACGGCCTGTGCGGCGTGGTGCTGTGCCCGCGTGTCCCGGCGGGCCTGCGCGGCGGCGTGGCGCCCTCTGGCGGCTGCCAGGGCGCGGCGGAGGGGGCGGGTGCGGTAGTGAACGAGAATGCGGCGGATCATGCCCACGGCTCCCGTGGCAGCGAGACGCGGGCGTGGCTGGGAATGTTGCAGGTGGCGTGGGCGACGGTGACGAGGGCCACGCGGGTATCGGGCGGCGGGGTGCGGGGCTGTACCCGGCGCTTGGGGGCGCAGCGGGTGCAGCGGCAGTGGTCGCCGTGGGCGTGGGTGCGGCAGCAGCCGGTGGGGGTGCCAGCGCGAACGGTCACGGTGCAGGAAGGGTCGGCGCAGGTGTGGGTCATATGCTTGTCACCACCCGGTCATGCTCGCTGTCGAGGCGGGCGATCAGCATCCGCAGTTCGGCGCGCTGGGTGGCGGACAACGCGGGGATGGCCGCGCTCATGTCGATCTGCCCCAGCCGGTCGGCGTAGTGCTTGATGGTCTGGACGAGCTGGCGGGCCTCGTCCCGGTTGGGGGCGGTGGCCTGGGTGCCGGCAGCAGCGATGGCGGTGATGGTGGCGCCGCTCTCCACCATCTCCTCGAAGTCGTCGGCGGGAACGTTGGCGAGGCGCTGTGCCGTTTTTGCTTGGCGCTCGGAGAGGCCGGCGGCGGCTGCGGCGGAACCTCGGGACGGCACCGGCCCAAGGTCAGAACGGGCACCGCTCGCCGGCTCCACCTGCTTCAGCAGTTCCCCGGCGCGGCGGGTGGCGCGCGCACGAATGCGCTTCGCCATTTGCTCTAGCTGCTCGTCCTGCGCCTGCTTGGCATAGGACGCCAGCGCCGCCGCCTTGTCGGACCAATCCTTGCACTCGTCCAGCGAAACGCATTGCGAGATTGCCCGCTTCGCCGCGTGGTAGGTCGAGGGCAGTTTTGCCCCCGATGTGTCTATGGTGGTCAGGTCCATCACGGGGCCACCACCACATCCGAGCCGGTGATGCGGACGGAAGCCCGACCGATGCGGATCATGGACAGGTCGCGCCCGGCCTCCCATGCAGCCCACGCGCGGGCAGCAGCAACGGCGGTGCCGGTGTAGCCGCTCCCGGCCGCGTGGGTGTCGCGCAGGAAGTCGAGGAAGGTCTTGCGCGGATCGCCCCGCTTCAGCCCGTCATCCGCCGCCACGCCGCGCCAGAACTCCGCCGCGCTGTCGGGGGCGGCGCGCATGGTGATAAGGGCCACGCTGAACACCTGCGCGCCAAAGAGCTTGCGGCGGACGTTCCTCTGCGCGGGCTTCGTCGCCGCCTCATAGGCGCGGGCCTCGGCCTGCCATTCCTCCATCAGCGCCAGCTTTTCGGCCGGCGTGTAGGTCCGCGAGCGGAAGCCCACCGGCGGAAACATCCCGTTGTCGATGAAGGTCGCCGCCGAGGCGAGCGAGGCCACGCCCAACCGGGACAGCCCCATGTTGTCCGCAGCGTTCACCCCGTCGAGAACGTTGCGGGTGCTGCGAACACGGATGACGGTATCGAACCGCCAGAACAGGCTGGCGACAGCCGCCTCGTCCTCGCAGTCGTGGAAGATCACCATCCACTCGATGTCACAGCCGGCTTTGACCTGAGCCAGCATCCGGTGGTGCCCGTTGACCAGCACCAGCCGCCCGTTCGGCAAGCAGGCGAAATCGATGGACGAACGCGGCAGCCACTCCCCGGCCTGCATCTGCCGGGCCAGGGCGTCGATATGTCGTTGGCCCCGCCGCTCGTCACGGTTCCGCTCGTACCGGCATTCACGGAAAACGAGGTTGGCCTGAGCCGGCGTGAAGCGGCAGGTTCCCTCGCGGATAAAGCTGAATTGGGATTGCCCCAGCGGGGCGACAACGTTATGTTTCATCTTGAGCCTTGATCGGGGTCGCGCTGCGGTGCGGCCCCTGTTTTCGTTTCGGGGATGCGCCGCAGTCGCATGTTCAAAAGGCGCGGCGAGCCGAGACCCGCCGCGCTGAGTTGGCCGCACCGGACAGTGATCGGGCGGCAGGGAGTGAAAGGTGCCGGGTTCGCCCCCACCGCCCGGCGCGGCTGTTCCTGAAAGCGGTCCCGGCGGTTGATTGATGCCGTCAGGAGGGGGCTATTCTGCGGTCCCGTGAGTGCGGCGCAGAAATTCATTTCACGCCCCGAAGCTGGGGGGCGTCGAGGTCGCGCAAGGCGTCGTCAATGCACTGGCGGGCTTCCAGAAGCTCCTTGCGGGCCTTGGCCTTGCAGCCGCCCTCGGGCAATTCGTTGAGCGCGCAGACGCCTTCCGCCGTTTCCTTCGCCAGCCGGGATATGTGCTGCGTCACGCTGAGGCGCGGGCCTTCCTCGAAGGCGGTGAAGGTGCCGCCACCCAGCGTGGCGAAGTGCTGGGCAAGAACCGTGGCGACCTCCGAATGTATCCGCGCCAGCGTGTCGGCGTAGTTGATGCCGAGGCCCCCGGCCCGCTTGCCGCGCGGGATTTCCGCGTGTTCCGAGAGGGTGGACTTGGACATGCCCAGATCGGAGGCGGCGCATTCCACGCCCCCTGCGGCGGTGTAGCAGCGGGCGACGATCTCTTGGATGCTGTCACGGGGGACGCGGCGGCTCATTCCGAAACACTCCGGGGGAAATTCGGTTGCGATGAGGCGGGGGCAGCCCCCACGTTATGGAGCGGCAAGAGACCTCCGAGCGTCATCACGAAGCCTCCGAAGCGGGGCTGGACGAAGGAGACGAAATCATTTGCTTGATCCGGCACATTCGACGTCACGCGACGTCAGAGGGCGAGACGCGCTCATCCCGGGCAGACTTTTGCGGCGGCAACTTCAGCTGCGCCTCGATGAGGTCGAGGGTCGCCACGGTGATTGTTCGTCCGGCCCTCAGGCGCGACATCAACTTCCCGTCGTTCGCCGCCCGAAACCCGAACATCGTTTCCTTCAGATCATGCTTGGCGCAGTAGCGCTCGATCCGTGCTATGAGAGCTGATGTGTCCATGCCGCAATTATTGGGCAACAGCCCAAATTGTCAAGGGCAATTACCCGCTGGTTTGGGCAAGGGCGCGTTGGGCAATATCCCAAGCATGAATGAGACATTTCGAGACAAGGTAATCGCGGCAATCGAGGCCCGGCGATGGAGCATGGCCGAGGCGTCGCGGCAGACGGGCGTGTCTTATGACGTCATCCGCGAGCTGCACCGTCGAAACGGCTCTACGAGCGCTGAAAACGCGGCAAAGCTGCGAGCCAAGCTAGGGCTGGATGAGAAGGCCGATAATGACCTGGTGCGCGTTGAAGACGTCGCAGAGGCTCCCAACGGCCACCCGCTCGTGCCGGTCTACGACATCTCCGCCAGCGCCGGTCACGGCGCCGTGGTGGATTACGAGAGCATCGCCTACAGCCTCGCCTTTCCGCCGGATTACCTGCGCCGGATTACCCGGGCGAACCCGAAGGACCTGACGATCATCAGCGTCAAGGGCGACAGCATGGAGCCGACGCTCCACGATGATGACGTGGTGATGCTGGATATGTCCAAGACCAGCTTGGGCTATGAGGGCTTGTTCGTCATTCGCATCGCCGACGTGCTGCACGTCAAGCGTCTCAGCCACTCCCGCCCCGGCCATGTGCTGGTGATCTCGGACAACAAGGCGAAGTACCCCGAGCGGGAGTATTCCACCGACGACATCGAGGTCGTGGGCAAGGTGCTGTGGTCTGGGGGGAAGGTGTGATGCAGTGGCTGCTGATCTTCGTCATCGTCTCGGAGGCCGGTGTCGCAATCGAAGCTTTCCCGATGCAGGACGAGGCAACCTGCCTTCTGGCACAGGCGAACATCTATGGCGCCAGCAAGGACCTCTACTTTTACAAGATTCCGAACGCCTACTGCGTTCCTCAGGGGGATGTACGTTGACGGCTAGGAACCTTTAGCGACCTTCGTCGTCCCCACCCTTCGCCTCTAGAGCGTTGATAATTCGGTCCAGCCGCTCATCCTGCGCCGCGTTGATTTCCATCTGGCGGTTAATTGCCTCTCCCACGGCGCCCATAGAATTAACACCACTGTCGAAGCGATCACTTGCAAAGGCAAGAATGGCAAAGACGGAGCCGATGGCACCTGCAATCAAAACGGCTATCTGCCACCACGTTGCGGGATTCATACCGTCCAGGCGCGAAAGCACCTGCGCAAACCGGGAGTCGTTTTCTGCTCTCACCGCACGCATGCTGGCATCCACGTACCGTTGCGTTTCCACGTCCACAGAGGAACCTCCGCCACTAGACCCGCCTCCGTACCGATAAAAACTGGACGGAGATGGGTCTGTTCCACCATCGATAACCTCAAGACGAACAGGAGGTGTCTTCGGGTCGCCGACCCCCTCAGCCGCCGACATCTTCCTCGCCTATCTTTGTCGCCGTTGGCACCACGCCCTGCGCCTCTAGCGAACGATATTGCTCGTGCAGGAATGCAGCAATTCGAGAGAACGTCGCAGGCGTGAGGGCTAGCCGCGCCACTGTCTGTACGTATGGCTCTGCGCCCTCGCTGGCGCCCGGGGTCGGCACCACCATGCGCGTAAGATTGAGAGTAACAAGCCCTTCTTGAAGGTTCATACCGTGGATTCCATCCACCAGCAGAATGGGCGCCGTCCCGTCGTCTCGAACTCGTATTCCCACAGGTTCCTGCGGATCTCCCCCAAGCTTTTCCGCCATGCGCCGCTCCCTTTTGGTGGACGCTATTAGCACCTGCGAGATTCGTCAATTTTACTAGCACCTCCATCAGCCCCGCCCCGGCGGGGCTTTTGCTGTGGGCAGTGTAGCAGGGCGAATCGCGCAGCCCAACGCTTTTTTGGGCTGTTGCCCATTCACGGCTTGACATTGGGCAATTGCCCAAATACCTTCTCCCCATAGCCACACCGGCCAAGGGAGAGACCAGATGACCCTGACCATGTACGTTCCCGCCCGCTTCGAGGAAGGCCGCTGGCGCCCACGCGGCGTTCTGGCGGACATGCAGGACGCTCGCGAGACCGCCGGCCCTGACGGCATTGCCGTTGCCCTGCCGTCGCCCGAGGCCCACGCCATCTACGACACCGGCCGCCTCCCCGAGGCGCTTGTCTCCCGCTCGGTTCCCGGCTGCCAGCCGCCGAGCGCCATCCCTGATCTGCCCGCCGAAGAACACGCTGCGCTTGCCGCCGAGGGCTTCGCCAAGGTGCACCGGATGCACCGGGAGCGCGCGCCGTCCTACGACATCGCTTTCGAGCTGGCGCGGGCCGAGGCCCACCAGAGCGCCGCAGCCATCACCGCCCTCGCCGCCGAATAGGAGGACCACCCCATGAGCATCGAGGTCGAGAACGGCATCGTTGTCACCAGCTACAACGCAGCAGGCGAGGGAACGGTGATCGCCACCTTCCGCTACACCGACGACGCCCACGCATGGGCCGCCAGCGCGATCCGCAGCCGCAAGGAAATCGGCCTGTATGACAGCATCGTATGCACCTGCCTGACGACTGGAAAGGGCAAGCTGTTTAACCCTGCCAACGAGGCGTTCTGATGACCCCCGAGGGCCGCACCTTCGC